CTTCTTTATAGCTGCTCTCCTTGATGGCTGAAATTCAACAAGAGTTGAAGCTCGTTGCGGTTTGTTCACCTTAATTTGCTTTTCTTGTTGTCTAAAATTTTGTTCAGAAGGTTTTAAATTATCTGACAAAGTTTTAGAAAATGATTTCTCTGAGATTTTCTCAGAAGTTACATCGCGTTTTCCTTGATTAGTAACTTTTGATTGCTGTGTTGGTGTCAATTTAATGTTATTATCTAACACTTTCATAGCATCTTTTAATGAATCTTCTTCATTTAAAGTCAAATTTGCTTGAATACCATCATCTTCGAATTTCTCAATTAATGGTTTTTCATTTTTGACTTCTTCTACTACCGTTTTACTGGTAATATCTAGAGACGTCTCGTCGACGTCACTACGCAATTCTAATGTTTCTTTTGAAACATTAGTTAAAGTTTCGATTTTTTCTGTTAATTTCAGAATTATCGAATCTTTAGATCGAATTTCTTCAAACAATCGCTTATTTTGATCAAGAACTTCTAAAAGTTGTTCCTGAATTTTCTTTAATTGTTCAGTTAATTCAATCACTGGATCTTGTTTTTCTATTGGCGCAACAATCAAAACTTCTTGTTGATCATCCAATTCCTTCGCAAAAGTTTTCCATATTTTCGAAGGTTTTATGATAGAACCTACAAATTGTGGTTCATCCGTCTTTCTATTTAAATAGAAATTTCTAATAGATTTCTTTTGAACTTGAAGAATTCTATCCATATCATCATCTGAAATGAACATTTTTCCATCAGTCCAAAATAATCCATTAGCACGGTCTTGTAAGTAATTTAATTTGCATTCTTCAACTGCATCAGCAAACTCTTTGTACACAACACCGTGTTTTAGAACTAAATTTTGTTCTAAATCTCTAACAAAATTGTTAGAGGATGTTTTTTGAGGAGATCTATGCCTAATATCCTCTCCTTTTTTCTCAATAATTGAGAATTTGCCTTGTGGCATTGTTTTCGCTTCTTTTAGGAAATTTTCTTTCTCCAATGGAGTAATATTTTGCGGTTTCTTATTATTTTTCGACATCGCTTTACTATTATTCTTTATTGTTGTCTGCATATGTGTTTTGAAATTTTTCCTACAACCCTGGCTCCGGTGTGGTCAGCACCCAGGCTGGTCTGACAGCCCACGCTCCCCCTAAGGCACTAGGGGACGTTCAACCTATTTAAAAACTTTCCTATTGTTCCCATTAAAGACAACCACAGATAAATCTGTAGGCGAGAAAATACTTTATGAGCGCTCGTGGGAGCGAGGGAGCTCTGTTACCAGGCTTTTTCCCCCGTTTTATCCGCCCAGCATAATCCGTTCGCAATAGTTCCGTTAATAAACAGTATTGTTGAATATATATATATTT